AACGAATTCGTGGGTCTTAATTGATTCAGTTTTACTTGCTAGATCTTCATAAATTCCCTGTAAACTTTCATTGAAAGAACTTAGCTTCTCATGCTCAGTATTTCTGTTTGCAAGTTGGTCGGTAATTCTTTGAATTTCCGATTCCAGATCTCTGCATTGTCTTTGAAGTCCAGAAATGCGAACATTGTTTTGAGAAATTTCATGTGTTAGGGAAACAACCTCCTGTGAGAGTTCTGCAAACTTAGACTCCCGTTGTTCCTCTTCTTTAATTTTAGTCTGTAATTCTTCAAGACCTTGATCTAACTCTTGTAATGAGGTATTGAGTTGTCCTATCTTATTTAAGCGAAACTCTTCTTCTATATGCTGAGTGCAAGTAGGGCATACCGTATTTTTATCAAAGAAGTCGTGTTCGTTGCTACAAGTCTCTTTCTTTTGTTGAATCTTGGCACGAATACCACCAAGTTTTCTAATCATTTGTTTGGGGTCAACAATTGAATCTAGATTTGCCTTTGCTACATTAAATTTAAACTCTAGTTCATCATTCTCTTCAATAATTTTATTAGCATCCAAGGCATATTCTTTGATCCTTTCTCTCCTATCTTCAATATTAGTCTTACTTTGCTTTTCAATAGTATGGATAAAATCTTCCTGCATCTTGATTTTATCCTTTAAAGATTCCTTTTTCAAATCAAGCGTCTTTACTTCTTCCCTGATTTGACGAATTTTATCCTTAATCAAAACATTCATCGATGAAAAGATCTTAATATCAAGAAGATCTTCAATCACTTCACGACGATGAGCAACTGGAAGTTGCATGAAGGGAACAAAAGTAGAGGAACCAAGAACAACAATCTGTGTAAAGGATTTGAAGTTCAACTTCAAAATACTTTGTTCCAATTTCTTCTGTTGATCATTTGCAGAAGCATCTTGATCTTGAAGTTCTCCATCAATCCAGATTTCAAACTTAGTAGGTTTTAGTCCACGAACAATTTTATATCCTCTTCCTTTAATATCAAATTCAATTTCAACCAGACAATCTTTCTCATTAACACTATTGATCAACTGCGGTTTGTTGATCTTACGGAATGGTTTATTAAACAATGAAAAAGTTAAGGCATCAAGAATGGTTGATTTACCAGAACCATTTGATCCAATAATAATTGTATTATTACTTTCATTGAAGTTTATTTCGGTCCACTGATTGCCGGTAGAAAGAAAGTTCTTCCATCGAATATTTTTAAATGTAATCATGTTTAGGTGGAATCACAATGTCATTAGCAGTAATAATTGCATACCGAGTTGAAGAATACTCACACGCTTTAATCATTAAATCACCATCTACCATAATAACATCCATCTCAGGAAATCCTTCCTGCTCTAGCAGCATAGCATATCTTGATGCATCATCCTCTTCTTCAAAAATATACATGACATCCTCACCTCCGGCGTTTGTCACAGAGTATGCTCCTTCGTGCTCTTTACCCTCTTTGATGATGACAAACATTTAGATTACCTCACATGCCTCCTGATAGATGTTTTTAATAATTTCTTTAGCAGTGTCTTTATCTATATTAGTTTCAGATTCATCAAGATAGCGACTTAGAATGGCAAGTGTATCCTCTGATTGCTCTACATCAAAATCTACATTCTCTGTGATGGCAAAGTTCTCGACAATTTTAAGATCTGCAAGGCCAGAGTCAAGTAGTTTGTCAATATACTTTTCAAAATCTTTTGGATTTGTTTTGTTACGAACAATCAACTTTACGATTTTGTTTTTATAAACAGATGCATCTAGGAGTTGATGTTTATCATCGTTATAATAAATTTTGTAGAACATCTTATATGGATTATCTACTGCTTGAGTCTCAAGAGTTTCTGTATCAAAAATATGAAACCCTCTCACATCATCTAAATCGTTCCAATAAATTTCATATGGATTGCCAAGATAATGAATGTTATCTTCGGTACTTCTATGATGATAATGTCCAGAGAATACCTTTTCAAATTTTTGATAGACCTTTCTATCTGCACCATGTTCCATCATATGGTAAGTATTGGCATAGAATCCTTGAAGTTCTAAATGCCCCATCACAACTGAACACAAGGTATTCTTGAGAGAGTTGTATGTAGAATCTTGGTTTTCACAATTGATCCAAGGGACCATTGCAATATTAAGTCCACCAATCTCATGTTCCTGATATTCAGGAATCACCCAGACGTTCTCATATTCTCTCAACAAAAGATCTACTGCATTAATATCGTTAGTGTTTTTGTAATACGCGGTATGGTTTCCAACTATAGTATAAACTTTGACTCCCATATCACGAAGTCTATCGTAATAGTTTTTCTTTGCCCAAGAAAGAGCAGAGAAGTTAATACCAGTGCGATTATCAAAGGTATCACCCATATCAATGACAGTTGTGATACCTTCCTTTTCTAGGGTTGGAAAGAAAATATTTTCATAAAACTCAAGGAAAAAATCATGGAATAACTTTGAGTTTTTACGAGCACCAAAGTGCTGATCAGTGATAATAGCGACTTTCACGAACGAAGTTTGGTGTGTACAGCATCTTTGATCTGATTATAGTTGGAATAGTTGTTCCCGTCAAGAGTGTTGTTATCCACAAACACTTCATCGTATCCAGACCGTTCAAGAATCTTGTTCTTGATCTCCATCTGCTTCTTCTCTTTCTGGATTCTCCTCAGGAAAGCGTAGTGAATAATCTGTGTGAAATATGAAAATGGGTTTTGAGATTTCTCTGGGTTGAAGTTGTTAATGTATTGAACGCAGTTTTCAATACCATCACAAACCATATCGTCCTTAAACATATAGTTGACGAAGTTTGGTTTGTATGATAAGTGTGTAGCAATCTTTAGAAAGCATTCACCGATGTAGTTTGGAATACGAGGTTTATTTGGACTCTTCCACTTCTTAAGTTCTTCTTCTGTGATACCTGGTTGTTCTTTCTCTGCAGCTTCACGAATCTGCTTCTTATACTCAATTATAGCACCAAGAAACTCTTTGTTGTTAACGTAATGTTCTGATCTCTTGCGCTTTGGCATATTTCCAATAAACATACTTCATTTAGGAATCTATAACATATTCATATTATAACATATTTTAAAAGCTTGACAAGTCCCTAAATCATGTGTAGAATACCTTTGTTAGGGTTGAAGAGATAGCTATAACTTATAGAGTTTTTCAAGTATCTCTTTAGCTTCAAGAACACTAGATATATATCCCATCTCTTTATTTAGAGAAGAACGAACACTATAAGGATTTGATTCAATATCCTCGTTTCTTAAGAATTGATTATAAACAGAAATAATTTCAATATTATCATTTTCACTGATCGTTACCACACGACTCATTGGTAATAAGAACATATCATCACTAGATGTTTTTAACCAAGGTTCTACTTTATATCCAATACTGTTTCCTTTAATCTTAATCTCTTGAACAGTAATTGGATTTGATAATAATAAAAATGTATCTGCATGTTCTTCACATACAGAGACTTTAGAGAAGATTTCTTCTCCAGTATTAATTTTGATTGTTGCGTAAAAATCTTCTTCCATAGTTATTTTATGTTAACTGTAATGAATTCATAATTAAAGTTTTCTTCGTTATAGATTTTGATACGTTCAATCAAGTGATTTAATGTATAATTCTTTCGTTGATTATGTGTACAATCATCAGCAATATCAAAGAGAACTGCTTTTACTTTGTTGTTTCCTTTTCTAAGAACTCGTCCAATGCTTTGAAGGTTGCGGATTCTAGATTTACTGGGTGAGGCGAAGATAACATTATGGAGATTTTTAATATTGATACCAGTAGAAAAAGTTCCATAAGATGCAACGATGATTGCGTTGTTTTCTTTTTCCGTAATTTCCCTAACTAGTTCACGCTCCTTAGTGTCTACTCCACCATGAATGAAGAAAACCTTTCGGTCTTCATCTGTTTTTTTATTATTTATTTTTTGATAAAGAACCTCACCATGGGATTCTACCCTGCTGAATAATACGAGAGTATTTCCTTTTAAATCGAGAGTTAAGTTTGTAATAAAATTATTTCTTTGTTCGTGATTAATAATATACTGAACTTCGTCTTCAAAGTTTTCAAACTTCTGTGGTGGATGTTTTAATAGAATACAGTTAATATCTAACTTCGATAAATAACCCTTCTGCATCAATTCATCTGTACGGATAATCTTGTATGATGGACCAAACAGTCCCTCTAAGACCCACTTATGCGTCTGTGTGCCGTCTAAAGTACCTGTGAACCCAAATCTATACTTTGCAGTATGTAATTTGGTCATGATCTCAATTAGAGATTTAGACTTAAACTGGTGTGCCTCATCACCAATTACAACTTCAAAACGTTCAAACCACTTCCTTGGAAGTTTATATATAGATTGCCATGTGGTAATTACAATTGGCCGACTATCCGTCTTTTCGCGCCCAGAGTAGATGCGGTGACAATAATCCTCTGCCTCCCACCCATAATCCACAAAGTCCTTATACATCTGCTCTACAAGAGAGGTAGTAGGAACTACAATAAGAATATTCTCATTGCGTTGAGCATAGTATGCCACTAGGGCATATATCATTAGTGACTTACCAGACGCAGTTGGAGAGACGATAAGTTTCCTATTTGATTTGAGAGCGGTATAGATCCCGTGGAGCTGATAATCTCTGGGCTTATATGAGGTAATAGATTTAACCCAATCAGTCACACCAATGGGAGAGATCTCCTCATTCTCCTCATATGGTAAGCCATAAAACTTATTGTCCCTGAATTCATATGTATAATCATACTGTTCACAAAACGCAATAACACGATCTAGCAACCCAACATAGATCTGCTTTGTTTGTGGAGAGAATAGATTAATTG